TTAAATTATACGCTTCGTTTTGTGAAATGAACTTTTCATTTTGAAACGCGCGAACATTTCGATTTGCGGATTATACTGATACATCTTCATGAGTGCCTGTTCTATGATAAATAACTCCCGTGCTTCGGTACCATTGATACTTTTTCCCTTACCTGGTGCGGATCCGATTATCGAAGGATGTACGCCCATACCGTAACACATCATATTGCTGACCTCTTCGCTGTCTTCAATATACTCACCACCTTTGAAGAAAGATTCGAGTGGAGTAATAATGATGTCTTTTTCTTCAAAGCCTTTTACACGATCGTAGCGAAAGTGAGAGACAAAGCCTTTGCCGGCATTTTCTTCACCGGCAAGAAAATCATTCATATCCTTCAGGAACTTTTCTTTGCGTGCTTTCTTCTCGTCATCTTTGACTATGCCTTCAGATGCAAATAACTTTTCCCAAAAAGGCTCTTGAATATACACAATGTACCGCAGTGCCATTTGATTTTTAATCAATGATTTTTTGAAAACAGGGATTGCACTGGAGAAGTCATACCAGCCGGATGCAAAAACACTCCACCAATATGGATGACTATAATAAAACCGTCCGGGTGTAGAGATGCGGAGGTTATGGATAAATCTCCGTTCTTTTCCTACAATTTTCTCTCCTTTGTCATTGGGAGCAAGTCCCATTCTCATTTTGAGGTCGAGTAGTGGAGTCTGCCGATCGAGCAGGGGAGTGGCAATCAAATCTGTTGGTGTACCGGTATGCCATTCTGCAGAATAACCGTGCCATTCGCTTTTACCAGTCTTTTCGTCAATTTCACTGATCCTGGAACAAGTGGACTCCTTAGCTTTGATTTGTACGAGTTTGGGGGATTTATTGTCATTGTTGAATATATACTCCAGGTAGCCGTCATAGAATATAACCAGATCGTTTGCCAGCTCCATACGGACAAAATTGAAGTTGTTGTTTTCAAGGAATTCAAAAATTTCCGGCTGCTCGTACGGAAGAACTTCCTCTTTGACTATTTTCCTCGTTTTAGGGTCCCGGTATTTCCGATAGACGAGTATGCTATCACCGAATACAACTTTATTCTTGAATTCGATATTGCTGCCTATGGTGACGTTGGTACCGATTTTTTTCATGATGTCATAAGGCATATGATTATTTCGTCCGCGTGGTATCCATTTGATTGGATTCTTTTCTCCTTTGGGAGCTACTTCGATAGGTGTAGGATTCTTATCAGTGGCGATATCACTGTTATCACTGAATTTGATAACATTCTTTCCACCTTTTAAGACGGCATAAGTATCATAGCCTTTCATTATAAGATTGATTGAGGGTTGTTGTTGCTTCATTAGAAATATACTTTGAGATTGTTGAATTTGGTGATAAGGCATCGGCGGATTTTTCTCGGAGTAGCTTCTCCGGCAGGTAATACGTTAATAGTGCTTCCACTACTATGGAATGAGGTCAATACTGCACGATCGTAGGTGACAAGTTCGCCTGTGCTCTTTTTACAGAATTCAATGGAGAATTCGATAGGCTTACCGTTTTGTCTACGCTCCATGAGTTTCCATATCTTACTTTGATGGATTCTTTTGTCTATACTTTGCATAAAAAGGTAGTATGAGAATGATTAGTAATATTGGGATACCAATGATTAAGCCATACTTGAATCCATCATCAATTCCGTCCGCGATAGAACCGCTGGCATTCTTTTGGGATTCGGATTGTTTGTTTTGCTGAAACGTGACGTCAGTCGTTGTTTCCTGTTTATCAGATATACGTGTAGTGTCATCTTTCTGAAGCAAAGTTTTGATCGTTGTCTTGCTCCCTTCAATCTCGATATTCGATATTGGGGGTAGTCCGGTAGATGGGTCTGCTGATTTCGTTGTGTCGAAGTTAACTTTAACTTTCCAGTCTTTACCCGTTTGTTCTTGGTTGAGGTTGAATCGTGAGTAGGTATCTTCGGTTCTAATTCGCAGTGCGGAATCTGTGATAGAAAGATTGCTTTGTTCTTGAGTACTACGATTGTTTTGAAGAGTACTACGGCAACTACACAGTAGCCAGGCAATAGCAAGGCAAGCAAGATAGATGAGAGTGTGTGCATGATGTTTCATTGTTTACGGTTGTTACACGTTAGGTTTACACATTTGAATCGTTTAAGATCAGCTATTTCTTTTTCGTTTTCTGCTATCTTTTTATCTTGGGATAGCTGGTTGCTTTCCAGCTTTTCTATACGGTAAGTCCATTTTGTTTCGCTTTCTATTTTCTCTTTTTTCATAGCCTCCTTGTCAGCTCGCAGGTCAGCGATTAGTTCCTGATATACATCTTGTACGGAACTAAGAGCTTTGGCTTCTGCTTGCTTCTTGGTGTATTTGAGCGTAATAACTCCAGTGATGGATGACAAGAGACCACCACCAAGCAAGAATGTGAGTAGGTTTTGTGTAATGACATCGTTCATGACCTTCTTTTTAAGCAAAGGTATCAGGTGTATGGCAGGCGATAAAGGACAGGGAGGAGAGCCGATTTTGGTAAAATAAATTTTCTTTACATTTTTTAAGGTGCAGCATATAAGGGAAATTGAAAAACTTTAGGTCGAAACTTTTTTTCAGGGCGGTGCGTGGTCTTGCGACAGATAAAGGGGAAATTTTTCCCCTTTATTCAACTGCTTCATTTGATAATCAGAATTTTCTGAATTTTGTTGTGGGAATTGCATGAGACAAGAAAAAAGCACAGGTATGTGATAACCTGTGCTTCTTAATGAAGAAACTAATGATTATTCCGGCAGTAGAATTTTAATTAGTTCTTGAAGTTGTGCTGCCGCCCGTTGTCTTTCGTCAGCGGGAGTATTTGGATTGAGCAGCTTAGTTACGAGTTTTAGAGCTTGTTCTCTGTTCATTGCTGTTGAATTTGAATTGATTGAATGCATAACGTACAGATAGCCATACAGCTTTCTTTTCTGCATTTTGAATATTGTGTTGATAAAGGCTCATCGTTGACTCACTTTTTTTATCTTATTGTTGAAATCAAATTTAATAATTTTACAAGAGAATTTTTTATCTTGATTAGCAATAATCTTTTTCTTGTAATTGGTTAGCGTTTCAATTACAGCATCTATGCAGTTTTCTCTGATAGAACCTATTGTTGATTCTGCTGTCCCTATGTAAACTCCGTTCATATCAAAAATGGCGGATTCTCCCTCTATATGAATGAAACCTGACTTATTGTCTATAATGCGGCATTGCGAAGGGATAATTCGTTCTACATATTCCTTCATAGCTCGCCTCCTTTTCCATTAAATGTAATATTGACTGTGCCTCCATTGGCGTGGATTACAATACCTCTGTGCGATTTATTCACTCGGAGACGTTCGTTACCTTCTGCTACTTCAAGGCAAATGTTGGAAAGGGCTTTCTGAAGTTTTTCTACGGATATATAGCGTCCGTTTGCGCTTTGGTTTTTCTTTTTCATTTTGGAAGACAATTTAAAATGAAACAATATGTTGATTAATTGAAGGAGAGGGAATAAAAAAGTTCCGCTCCCCGTTGTCTTCCACCTGATTCAGGCAGTGGGCGCATTAACGCTCCACACGGGACGGAACTATATTTTATACTATGGACATAAAAAATGCCCGCAGCAATTATGGCGAGCCTACTCGCCTGAACCAAATGGAAGACATTGCAAAGATGGTGATTCTTTTTGAATAGACAAAATGAATATGATTTTTTTTGAGTTTGAAATAATCTATGTGTTGATATGGTATGTAATTGAGATGGCTAAAGAATTACATGGTAATAGAAAAGCGATTCATTAAGAAATCTTGGTTCGTTCCATATCTGTTTCCCTTTCGTTCCACCTAGGTCGAACGAAAGGGAAACCATTGTTGACTTTAAGTTCCACTATAGTGGAACGAATTGGTTACTGTGAATGGGGATGGAAGTATTAGCTGGTGCAATGATTGTTTATTGTTATTTGGGGCTTATATAAGATCTACGATGTTGATTCATATTCTTTTTTTGAAAATTAATTTGCAATATTGCAAATTAATTTGTATATTTGCAACGATAAAATAAGATTTGAGATGATATTATCTAATAAATTGTTGTTAAGTGACTTTGTAAGGAAGCATTCGCAGGCGGTTAAACCGTTGAATGCTTGGGTTGAGAAGGTGGCGGAAGCTGTCTGGCAAAGTCATAATGATGTGAAAGCCACATTTCCTTCGGCAGACTACGTGAAGAATGGTAGATATGTGTTTAATATAGGAGGGAACAAATATAGGATTGTGGCTGTTGTATTATTCATCGGTGGAGTAATGGAACTAAGGTTTGTAGGTACTCACGAGGAATATGATAAAATAGATTGCTCGGAGATTTGACTCTCCGAGCAGTTAGTTGAATTGGACTAACCAACTTAATAAAAATAATTATGGCAGACAAAAACATCAACTGTATCACAACACGAGAACAGTATGATGAAATACGTTCTCGTATGGATGTATTAATTAAAGAAGCAACAAAAAAAGGATTGCTGGAGCCGGGAGAAGATAATGAATATGTTCGTGAAATATCCCGTCTTGCTAAACTAAGCGCAGAATATGAAGATAATTATTTGAATATTCTGCCTTTGAGAGTGAAAAATCCGCTTATTCAATGTATGGAAGACTATTTTTATAGTCGAAATTTAAAACGTAAGGATGCAGCGGAATTATTGGGGGTAAATGAGTCTGTATTTAGTCAAATAATGAATGGAAAAAGAAAAATTTCTGTGTCGTTGGCTAAAAAGTTATATACAGACCTTAATATTGATGCAAATTTGATTATTCAAAATTTGTAATAAATAAAATGATTCAATTAAAGGTAGGCTTATCAAGCCTACCTTTTTTATTTATTGTTTAAGAAGAATATACCACCAGTACTTGTTCCCGGTAGAGTGAAATAGAAGTTCATACCTAGCCATAACGTATCAAAGGCATCTGTAATGTGTGTTTTGTATTCGTCTGGATTGTCGGGAGTATCGGGTGTTCCTTCAGGCGTTTTATCTTTTTCAAATCCGTTCTTTCCTTGTTTAATTCCAGTCTGTTCCATTGCGATCTTCAAAAACTCATTTTGATACAGGTTTATTTGGATCCAAAGGAATTGCGGATCTCCTTTCAAGGTTAGGTCGATATTCAGATGTTTCCATTCATGTTTAGGAGCTTGGCCGACATATACCATTGTAACTTTATATCCGTTTTCTTTGAATACACGTTCGATGATATCTGCGTAAGTTTCGGTTGATGATCCGGATTCCCAAGTAAAAGTGTGGTCATAATAGACCACTACATCACGGTTTAGTTTTGGTCGGTAGTAATCGGCTATCATTTTGACTAGATCCTGTAGTTTGCTTGGTGTTTTGACATAAAAAGATTTGAGTACACGCATAGTATGATTATCCAACTGGCCGATAATAGCTGTCGATATGGAGGCATTGGAGTCGAATGCCAGATGCAGTTCTTTAGAGAAGTCAAGATCACCGTCGCCTAGACAGCCGCAAGCTGTTAATTTACTCCAGTTACTGCCAAGATCCCGGAGCCGTCCATTATCACCGGGTGTGTAGAAATGAATATTATCATCTAAAGCTGAATAGAACCCGTTTTGCACCCGGAATAAACGTTCATTCATAAATGCTGTACGCCAAATAAGAGGTGGAGAGTTGCGATACATTTGCCAGATGAAATCTTCTCCGAGTACTTCCAGGTTATCAAACACGTCATATTCACCATAGAAAACTGTATATTCTTTAGTCTTCCCCTGTTGTGGCTTAATAGGTGGTTGATATTTTCGTGCCAAGTCTAAATCATGCTGGTATTCTTTAATCATGCGCACCACATGGTCTGTCAGTGGCTTACGTTTATATTCCTGCACTTTTTTATATAGGTTTCGGATCAGGTTGATATGTGCCAGCGACATTTCATCTATCTTATCCAAGATCCATTTCCCCATTGAAGCGGTAGGCATATCTGTAGAGTAGCTGACGCTGTGATGGTGAGGACAGTCTCCAAAATATTGCCGGTTACCACGATTGGCGGGATCTACTTCGCTCTTTATTTTTTCGTAATTGAGGAACTTTGCTTCAGGGCCTATCACCCAATCAAGTGACATAGAATTTGCAGACATTCCCTGGTTAAAGGAAAGAATCACCATGACGGTACCATTCCAAAAATGGAAAGCATTATTCCAACCATCAGCTAATACTGGACGTACTGGTTTGCCGAATCCCATGCTTTCCGGAGCTTTGTGACCAACAACATAATGAATGCCTTGTATGTATCCCCATTCGGCAAGTGCTTTGCAAATGGCCGGCAGTGTATTTCCCCAAGCTTTTGCATAGCTGGGAGAGATAAGTCCACCCAAAGAACCTGGCATTTCCCACACATTCCGTAGGATGATGCGTGCATCAATTCCTTCCGATTTACCGGTACCACGTGATGCGACTATATATTCGTCATGTGCGTTGATGGCCATTGCCTGTCGTTGCATTCTATTAAAGAATTTGTCTACGACTTCATTCTGCTTTCTTCTTAGTTCATAGGCGGATAGAACAGGAGAGATTTGCGTGTTCATTCTTCTTCCTCCTCTTCAATGGGATGAGTGTCCACTGCTTTCTTGTTTAACATTCCTTTAAACATACTGCGCATTCTTATTCGTTCTTCTTCAAGATTCTCTATCGGTTCGAGCCCCTCCAGTAATGTGACATCATCTGAAGGTTCAAAGGATGGAGGTACCAGTTGCGAGTAATCGAATTTTTCATCTTCCTTGTCAGAACGTGTATATTTGCCTATTTTATCCAATGCAGCAGCAGCTCCCTTTGCATCTTCTTTGTCCATTGCCATATTAAAAGCCTTTTTTCCACCTTCGACAATCATATACCGGTACCAGGCTTTGGCTGCAAGTTGTATGTTTCCTACTAGGCGGTTAATCATGCCTATGTCACGGTAGGCTTGCGATTGGGAGACCGGTTCCGTATTTCCTCCACAGCCGTGTAGTAGAAAGTTAACCAGTTCTGTATCTGGAATTAGTGGCTCTTCCATTTTTTTGCTTACGCACAACATCATACGTTTCTTAATCTCCATTTCTCTGGGTGAAAGGAGAGTTGTTGCTTCATCTTTGTCTTTGAATAAAGCACGTTCAATTCGTTCGTATGTGGGATCTTTCTTTGGCATTATTCATTAATACTTTGTTCTTTCATGTATTTATCGGCCAGTGGTTCAGCTGCAGGACTGCCGGCGATAGCTAGTTTGATGACTGTTTTCCGGAGGTTGAGCTTGGTCTGAAGTCTTCCCTGGTGATAAGCAGTATAGATAGGCGAACTATGATGATTTTTGCAAATATCACAGAAGAAGTCCCGTTGGTCAACTGGGATATTCAATAAAATGGCAATTTCCCCCGGTGGTAAGAGGGCGGAAGACATTTCTTTTATCTGTTGCAGAACTTCTTCGGATAAGGTCATCATTCTAATATATCATAGCGAATGGCATTTTCATACGCTTGGTTAAACATTTGTGAGAAGTATTCGTAATGTTTTCCGGAGGTAAAATAGAAACCATTTTCCCATCGGTGGTTTTGATTAAGGTTTGCAGATCCGGCAATCCCGAATTTATGTTGCCTATTCTCGACTAATAATAGTTTGGCATGACATGAATCAATTCGGATGGACGGACTAATATTTGAGGCAAACAGTAATAGATCGAGTTTATGACGTTTTACTGTCATATCCAGTAGAAGTGTCAGGCTTTCTATTTTTCTTTCGTCAGCGAGAAAAAAAAGAGGGCGTAGGCTATCTTCAGAGATACTGAATGTCATGATCTTCACTTTTGCTGGGCCGATCGCAGATAAAAGAGAGGGCAATACTTCATGTATTGCCCAGTCTCCCTTGTGCATAAACGGTTCAATAGAATCTGGACACAATGCAAGTGGAAAGTTATCCTGAAATCTTTTCACCTTGTGTTAGTGCTATTTCAGCCTCCAATGTGGCAAGTTCTGTCTGATACTTCTCAATACGGTCTAAAGCATTTTGCATAACGGTTTGTTTTCCATCTTTTTGAGCACGGTCAGCAGCTGCTTTACTGTTGGATATGTTGTTCTTCAAACGTTTGATTTGACGGGCTATTTCAATACCACGCACAATGCTGTATTCACTGAATTCCGGTCTCTTTTCTTCTAATTGCAGATTTCCTTTTCCTTCAGCCCAGGAGTCAATCTGTTTCCATAATTTGCGTCGTTCGTCGTCGAGCTTGCATAGTTCTTCAGCTATCGGTTGTCGTTCTTCTACAGGAAGTTCCGGATTTGCGACATCATTATGCAGGCTTGCATATAATGGGGCGATCTCCTTGATACGATTGTAGGCCTTGCGAATGGATGGATTGAGTGACTCTTCGGTAATGATTTTAACGCCTGGTGTACTTAAGGCGTTGATCTCATTACGTAGTTCTGTGAGTTCAGACATTTTTTCTTCGAATTGTTCCTGAAGGGAGACTAATTCTTCCGCATGATTTTCATTGTCGCTTTCTAGTTCGTCAACGCGAGATTGGATATCAGTGATTATTGTCTCCAGATTGATCATTTCCAGTTTCTTGCTTTCGATCGCTTCTTTCCGTTCGTCATCACTCATCGTTTTTACTACGATTATTTCCTCCATTGCTGCCGGGTAGATAGCAGGAGAAAATTTGATTTCCTTGTCAATCTTCGTGAGACTATTGACGAGTTGTGTAAAATGTGGATCGAAGATATGTGGAGCTTCTGGAGCTTTTGCAAAATAAGCAGAGAACCTTTTCTTGGCTGGTTCCTTTGCGAGTGCCTCGAAAAGAACTATACCGTCAGCGTATTTGCGCTGACGGTCGCCTAACCATTGAGTCAATTGTTCTTGTCTGGTCATAATTATTCACTTGGAGATGGTGCGGGTTTTAATCCTGCTATGACTTCCATGTCAATTGGTGTTTGTAGGAAGATGGCTGAATAATTGGAGTCTACGGTAGCTGTGTAAGTGGTACCACGACGATCGGCTCTTGCTTTACCTCCGTTGAAAGATGGTCCGGTGGTTGCATACAAGCCGGGTTGCCCCAGGATCATTTGTTTGCCATCTGCATCTTCAAAGATATAATATCCTGGAGTGTTTTTGATTAGTGCATTGAATGCGTGCATTCCTGGAGTATTGCCAGGGAAAAAGAAACCGAGCGTACATTTATAGCTGATACCGTCGGCTTCTCCTTGCTGTTCTGCTTTATATTCAACGGTTGCTTCGGTACTGTATAGGTAAATAGGTTGTTTGTAAGTTCCTTCAGCTGGAAACGTAAATGATCCGGCTGCCGTTATTAATTCTTCGTTACTGGTTGCTTTTGATGGATCCGGTACGGTTGGCACTGTCTCAGGAGCATTAAAAGGAACAAAAAGCAACATTCCCTTATAACCTCCCATGTTGTTTTGACCAACTTCCCATTTTAATGGAGCGAATGCGGGACTGGCAGCCATCATGATTAAAGTATCTCCATTGAGATGGCACGTCTGCGAATGCAGTTCGGGGACTGTAATAACCAAAGCTACAAATAAAACGCAGAGAATCAAATAAATGTATTTTTTCATTTGTATAAAAGTTTAGAATAAATAAATAGGAGTGGCCAAACATGACCACTCTTTAGTTATTGAAGATTAAGAGTAGGTTCCGGTTGCGGTTACCACTTCTCCCGCTACTACTGTTACTTGTTTGTTAGCCGGTTTGTTTTTACCGTCCACAGCATTGAATTCAATAGTATAATTGCCAGGAGCCAGTCCCAAAATACATTGTCCATTAGTGCGGCTGGCTGCTTTCCCTTGAATGCTCCAAGTGCCGTTGTCGGCTCCGGTAATATCCACTTGAATAGCTCCGGTTTTACAATAATCACCGGCCAAATCAAGTGATTCATTCTTTTGCTCATTACAGCGGAAGGCCTTTTCATGCCAGTCACGAATACGAGTGTCATATCCGGTTTGTAACCAGAATTGCCATTCGTTCGGATCTTCGTAGATATCGCGGATTTGGCAGAATTTGGTTGCTGCCTGTGTGTTGAATGCGACGTCCATATTTCCTTTCTTTTGTAATACCAGACGTGAACCTTGTCCAAGTGCTTCATGAGATACGATTTCCAATGCTGGACACATTGCATCTTCACGGAGCAATTCAATCATGCGTTGCATGGATGGATATTCCTGCATACGTAGTTTGTTGCGCAAAGCTGCACGTGCTGCTTTCAATACTGTTTCCGCACATTGTAATTGAGGAATACCTGACTTGGATGAACGCAGGTATGTATTTGCTCCTCCAATCCATTCAACTAGATTTTCGTATGCTGCATAGTCTGTGTCAGATGTCGGGGTAACAAAAAGACCTGATTGGGCGAAGTTGCCGCGAGCTGCGTTAACATCACCACCGGTAATCAGCATATCGATCTTAGTGAAGAGACCGTCAAATGCTCCGGACGGTGAGGAAGAGTCTTCGTCACGTTCGGCATGATAGAGTACATATACGACATCTTCAATGTGTGATTTTACTAACGTGAAAGCAACACGCGTTTCCAGTGGATGTTTTTTGTTAATGTTGCTAACCGGTTCGCCTCCTACAATCAGTAGTTCACCGTCATCATACTTTTGAGAGTTTTCCTTAGTGATGCAGACTACATCTTTGGGTTCGATAACTGAAGGTTCATAGCCAAGCAGTTTGTCAGTAAGGCGGAAATCCTTTCCAATTTTGTAAGACTGGGTACCACCGGCACGACGACGTTCATTGATCAATGCGTGTTTGCCTTGCAGATCCATGACATTTAGTCCCAGTATAGCTGCTACTTCCTGCAAAGTTGCGAAAGGAAGAGCACGAAGACCCTTGTCATAAGTGACAAGAGCTTGGTTTAATTTAGATACGTCTATTAATTTGGGAGTAGACATGATTTTTAATAGTTAAGGGTGTGGTTACTAAAATTAAAGGAGACCGTCTTGCTTCAGACGTTCGGTGATGGCCTGATAATCTCCGGGATTTTTTTCGCAGAAGGTGGATAAATCATCCTTAGTCTCACTTGCTCCTGGTTCTGATTGCGGAGAGAGTCCGTTAGATCCGGGTGCAGGAACTTGCTTCAGGTTGTTTACCTGTTCTTTAAGTTGGGTGATTTCATCATCCTTCTGGGTACTTTCATTTTTGAGTTGCAAAATCTCCTGATCTTTGCTTTCTATGCTTGATTTCAGGGTTTTGATTTCTGTGACAGAAGATGCAAACTTTTCATCTACGTCTTTCTTTGCCTCTACCAGTGAAGTGTGTTCACTCTTCAAACGATTGAATTCACCATGTAATGAATCCAATCTTTCTGCTGATAACTCGGTATTTTCTGCATCTTCCTTATTGATTTTGAGAAAAGAGAGAAAAGCCGGCCATGTTGCTTTGAGATTCATTTTATTTTTAGATGTATGATTGGATAATTCTGGCACGATATGCGTGTCCATACCCGCTGCCAGGAGAACGGATGTGGAACGGTCATAAAGACGAACGGCATTGGAGTTGGCGGGAATATCTACAATCGATGCTTCTCTCAACTCGCATTCAGTGACAGTTTCTCTGGTTTGACCAGGTAACAGAACATCTTTGTTTGCTGATGTAGCTATGATTTTAATACCCACACTTGCGGCATTGAAAGTCCCTGCTTCGTATTTTGCGGCAATTTCTTTTGATAAATCATCAACTTTGTCAAAAATAGGAATGGCAGAAAGTTCGTCACCGTTAAGTTGTATATCCTCCCAATGGCCGATAGCTTTGTAGTCCCCCCAATAGGGTGAACCTTCATCGCGGAAATGCATATATAGCATGATAGGGTTCTTCTTAAATGCTTCGATTGACATTCCGGAAGTAAGAACCCGATAGCCGTAGCAGTTGAGTGATGAATCAGAAAGAATAATACGTTTTTGGCTCATTGCACTTATTTTGGTGCAATGATACATTTATTGAGAAGCCTATGGAAGGACGGATTACAGGCTGTAATACTGTAAAAGAGGATATTGTGAAGTCCCTGATAATTTGAGTTCATATCCTGTAAAATCAGTGACTTTTTTGCCGATAACCTTGGTTAGTTCTCCGAATAGTAAATATGTGCCGGTTCCGTATATATATTTGTCTCCGGCAGGATCCTGACAACGCAAAATGCACCCTTCTGTTATTCTGTTACGTAAATCATTTGCTGCTTCAGGAGCAAACAATGTTTGGGGAAGTTTAATTGCTGCTGAATGTTTATATGTAATTCCTGCCGCTGATTCGTTCGAGGTAACAGTAGGAGATTCAATGATACCCACTGTAGGGAGACGATGCCAGTCATGTCCCTTTATAATTTGGATACATGCTGTATTCTGATGAACAGCAAATAGGGATATTTCATTTTTGTATAGGATATCAGCGAATAATATGCCTCCCATATTGTTGATTTCTCTCATAATTTATTGATTTTCAATTAGTACACATTTTTAGAACACTTTTCGAACAAAAAAGGGACATTTAACTACACTTGCTAGGTTATTTTTTTAGGCGATTATAGCCCCTTTTTTTCTCTTTCCGACGAATATCAGCTCTCCATCGGTAGTAGTTCTTCTTGAACGCATCTTCCGTGATGGAGTCAATCCCATACATTGTCATGAAATTATGTATTCCATTAATGTATGTAATTCCGTAGCTGTGTTTCTGCTCGTCCAGGAAATCATGTACTTCTGCCCACAACATCCGGTCGATTTTTCTAACAAGAATAACTTGTGAGCGTTTTCCTAAATAGTTGTAGGTCTTGGGATTTTTGCCTGTACTGCGTTCTGGAAGATAAATCTCAAGATTACCCTGATCAATAGGCGGTATATTGATTGGGCGGCGTTCAAGCAGATCATAGATTATGTGATAGATATCAGTCTTGTCTGGGAAATGAATCGGAGAGTCCTGCATATTACAGAACTTTCCGATCAGATACTCCTTAAGATGTGGGGGAACTTCAATCTTAGTAGTAATCATATAAATCATAGTGGTTTAGGTGTGGAGCTAATATACAAAAAAGAACTGAATAATACTTCTTTGGCAATAAAAAATGTGTTTAATTCAAATACCCCTTTGTGAATGCGTACTATTTTTTTGTGCAATAGTACATTACTTCCTTAAATATTCATATTATCCATTGAATATCAACTTGTTATTTCCGTACAAAATGCTGTACTTTTCAGTACGAAATTATAATGCTCCGTACAAAATAAGATTTTGTGCACTTTTGTACGGATTGTACGGTTTCGTACAAAAATCGTGCATCGTATAAATATTTGATTATTAATGTAATAAATAACGAAAATACAGGGCTTGCACGAAAGCACAAAATTTTCTACTATTTTTAGATAGGGTATTTTTAAGAAAGAAATAAAAAATAAAAATAATATATATATGCCCTTTTCAACGTTTCTCGCCTTCCCATGCACGTTTGTCCAAAACGTTTTTGATAGAATGAAGGGGAGGCGAGGGGAGCGAAAAAAGAAAACCCGGTACGCTGAAGCGCACCGGGAAATAATACTATCGCGTATATAACAGAAATGTCTCGACTTATGTTAACGCAAGTCATCAGGATAAAACACTTGAGAAATCAGTTCGTATTCACGAGGTAGAGATTTGACACCTACAACTACGCAAATCCCTTTTGCTGCAAGCTCATATAGTCTCTGTGTCGTGATGATAGAACCGCGAAAGTTGTAATTGCTGCATAATACGAAATATGCAGTTGATAGGTCAATGGAATAGATGTCCTTGCGTATGATCTTCTTTCCATCTGAAGGTACTTTTGCAAATCCTAAACGAACAGCCAGGCGCGACATGAGTTGTTCTCGGTCATCTGCAGTCGGTGCGATGATAACCATTATTTTATTCTCTTTTTTTATCGTCATAATGTTGCGTGTTAAAGCGGAATTTTGTATATTTACAGAGTAATAAATTGGGATAATCTACTCATCTGCGATTTGAGTAGAAGTGAGGCTTAGTTGTAGCCGGTACCATTTTCGGCACATGTCGAATTGCATTATAATCATCAGAAAACTCCAGAAAACCCTCTAAGCTGTTCTTTCGAATCATTTCTTCCATCATATACATAGTCGCTATTTTTATGAATAAATCGCGTGATGCCGGCTTGCAATGTTCGTCAATACGAATGCTATCACCTTCAGGAATAGCGGCCAGAATGTTATTGACTGCATGGTAAAATCGCATAAATCGATCCGGGTTCTTATGGAAGATAGGCATGACTTCATCTAATACATCTTTATAACTCTGCATTTTCATATCTGTATTGTTTTATGCAATTAATATTTCTCTCCATTCGATAGATAAGTAGCCGGGTTCTGGGGCTGGTCCGTACCATGCAAGATACCATTTGCCATATTTATTGGCTCGCCACATTTTACCCTCATACTTTCCGGTCGGTATGGTATAAGAATACTCCGGCAACCCTTTAAAAGTTTGTTCGCTCATGAGTGCATGAGTTTTATCCAACTCAATGTAACGTCTATGCGGTTGTTTCCAACTTTGCCCTGACGGGTCGGTGATTGGCGGTATTATTTGTTCTCCATTCATTTCTATTTTGTTTTACGCTAATTAATAATTCGATAATGAGATGTACTTACCTGGTAAATTGCAGTTTTGAAGAAGTTTATCACATTCTTTACCGTAAGCAATCAAGACGGAACCACATCCCGGACGATCCCCCTTTGTACCATCTGGACGAAAAAAGTAAATACGATCACAAAGAAATTTGATAGAGGCTGCTCGATTGAAGACGTCTTCAAAGAACATCTTATTATCACATCGAGCGTAAAGAAGAGCAATTCCGTTTCCATGATCGGCCAATCGACGAACAAAATGCTTAATGATAGGATTGGTATAAGGCGGATTAAGGAATACTCTACCTTCCCAAACCTTAGATAAACCGTCTATTTCTTTGGTAAAACATTTGTTAGCCGTATGCCATTCTATAAATGGTGCACATGGATCTAAATCAAACTTACCACCTAAAGCCTCTATAATATATTGGGGAGTATACCATTCTGTTGTAGCGGATTTGCCTCCCTTCTCCGCTGTTTGAAAACTGACATTCATTTCTATCTTTGTTTTATTCATAAGATATCTCTGTGAGAAGCATACATGTGTAGCCATTTCTCTGACCAGTCAATTGTGCTTATCATCCAACCATACGGGATTTCTATATGTGGATTATCAGGATAATAAGCGTACCAGTGTATACTTATCTCACTTTCATGTTGTACTACTTCAAAGTCTCTTATTTGGCACTTTAGCCGTTTTATGATTTCTTTTTTAAGTTTGTCTGATTTGAGGCAGACTTGCTGTATTGTTAACTTTTCCATATTCTCAAAAGTCTATTAATGTTTGTTCATTTGTAGAATCATCTTCTGGAATCCCATCTCCTGTATAGGATCCTGTTCCAACAGTAAAATATTCTATTCCTCCAGCTTTATCATCGATGATAGGACGACCATCTTTATCCAGTTGGAAAGGTTTGCCAGTTTTACTGTCGTATTTATGTGGGTTGAATATGTAGCCTTTCCAGTCACAATACATAATGAACTTCTTTTTGAATGCAGTCGGTGATATGAATTTCCTTTGAGCAGGATCATATGTACAAAAGGCATCATATAAGTCCTTCCGGACAAGACGCTGATTTAAATGTTCATTTGAGGAGAAATATTCGTCTGCCCAGGATATGAGGGTTTCGCCCATTTCTTGGCGAAGCTTCCGTTGTTCGAGTCGTTCTCCTGGAGCTTGCACGACTCCAAACTGAAGATAGAGCTGTATGCAGTTGGCCAATAAGTTCCAAGTGAGATTCCATTGGTCGAAATCCCATTCGGAGAAAAAGAGTGTACCAAAGTCATCAATAGGCTTACGTGAATCGTTGTAATAATCGGAGAAGGCAAGGAGCCACTGTCGATCAGTAAAGCTGGAGCCACTACCACGAATTGCATGGTTGGTGGCAATGTAGATTTTGGGAGATGCGGAAAAAGGTATAGTAATCCTTCTGCCTCCTTTATAGTTAACACTCCAATCTCCGGTAATATTGGGGAATAAAAATTCAAAATTGAAGTTCTGCAGTACGTCATCAATGAATACTAGCTTAGTATTTTCAAGTACATCATTCCAAACAAATTGATCATTGAAGAGGTCGCTTCTTTTTCCAGGTATGTAAGCTGTGGGAATAGCGCAGCGCATGAGTTCCCCAATTAAAGATTTACCACTTCGGCCATTGGAATCACCTACTTCGGATTGTTTTCCGTCCATTCCGACAACAGCTTTTGAAACGTTATTATCTTTAGCTTCCATTATCATATAACCTATGGCACATAACTTACTTAAAAGATGAATTCGATTCTCATTCTCTTCATCGGCATCTTTTTCTACTTCAGACTTCCGCCAGGAGAAATTGCTGGCATTTTTTAGAAAAAGGAGATAATGGCATTTTTCCCCATCTTTTGAGATAGAATAGGTATAATGATTTTCTTGATCTACCTTGAAAGTGATTAATGGGTAGCCCAAGTATTTGGAGGGAATCATTTTTCGTTGTTCTGCCCATATATGGTGGCTGATATTCTCGTATCCCATTTCTTGTACACTGTCTTTGGTTATGTACCAACATTTGGTATCGAAATAAAAATATTGGCTTTCTCTATTAGGCTTTATAAAATTCGGTTCAATGAAATTGAGAAGTGATAGTTTGTCCGGACCTACATATTGAGATACCCCTTTGATAAGCATCTCGTTTACTTCCTTTTTACAATAATGTTTTGCAAATTGAAATAAATAGTCTCGTGCATCCGATGCGTCGATTGCTTGGACGACCGGTGGATCAAGGTGAATAAACTGATAGGTTTTGTCAAGACGACGAAGACGACCAAAACCGCGATTTTGCAGAAAATTATGGGAATTGACATAGCAGAATTGATATTCAATACGCGGGTCTCCTCCCCGGTCTTTTTTCTCTACTTCTTCCCAAAATTTTTCATCATCATCGAAAGGTTGTGCTAGGACAACTTTGCCTGTGTCATCAAACTTCCATCGGTATCTTCCGAATACAAATTCAGGAAGGTTTTTGAGAATATCCTTATGACGTTCGGCAAAAGCTTCATGAGAATGCAGACACCATAACTCTTGTAATTTGTGATCGGTCCAAGTTGTAACCTTGAACATTTCAACATACTTTCCAAGACCTTTTTTTTGATTGCACGCAAATTCGATATCCTTTGCCAATTCATCTTCATGATCTTTAAGGGTATTTGAAAGCAGGTCGTCCAGACCTTTGTCTCCAGCTTCATTCTTCTGAATGTGGCCAACAAAAACTTCTACGTAGATATTTCGATTCTTAAGAGTACGCATATACTCTTTGAAGTTTTTGGCAGCGTAGAAAAAACAGTAAGGACGTTTTTCGACACGGTCATTAAGTCGGATATTAGTGCTGATATCATCCCAATCAGAGTCAAATATGAATGCAACTTCTTTAACACCACATGTTGTGATGATCTTTACTAGATCTTCCGGAAGAGAGCTGTTTTCTTTACTACCTAAATTTTGAATGCCAGAAACAGCAATTGAGGGAACTCCGTGTTTGCAAGCCTTCTCTGCTTTTTTTTCTCCTTCCTGGATATAGAGTCTGGGGATTTGCTCTTTCTCCTTATACATACGGCGCAGTTTTTCTGGAATATAGATAGGCGTACCACTTCCTGAAGGTGATTTATATTTGAATGGTTTCCCTTCTTTGTCTAAATGTGCATCTGGAAATTGCCATCGTACCCGAAAATATTCTTTCCGTTCACCTGTGTCTTTTTTTCGATGATCTTTCCTGGAATAGGTAACCGGCATGCCTTCGAGATCATAATATTCTATAATCACGTCATCTCCGGATGAATCAATCTCTCCGGATCCGTTTATGGTACCAGGATGAAATGTACGTGCCTCGAAAATTGATTTCGTATCACCGGTTTTATATATCTTGGCTGTGACATCTTCAAAAGTTAATCCAGAATCAGAAAGCATTTTAGAACAAAAGCTGCAGACATCATTGCCTTTAGCTTTTTTACTTCCTTTCTTCATTTTCTCGATCTGCTTTTTTTTCTGTTCCGGACGTTGATCAAGAATTACGTTGAATTTGTGTGCCAGATATTCGAGAGCATCTGGGAATTCTTTTTTTTCGACTCTCATTAAATAGTCAAGTGCACCAACTCCGTTGACTTGATGGCAAGAAAAGCATCCATAAATATCTTTGACCGGGTGTATGCTAAACTTCTTCGAAGCTTTGCATACAGGGCAGTCACATATGTAACTAGTCCCAGATTTACGAAGATTCTGGAAGTCTTGTACCACATCAATTAGGTGGCTGGCTGATGCGTCTTTGATGCGTTTTATATCATCATCAGTAAAATTCATAGCTATGGTTTTTTATTTGGTACGGAGAAAACAAGTTCTTTGAGTTGCAAATGAAGCTGTTTTCTAAGAACTTCAATAGGACTGGATAAAAGTTGCGCGTCTGCCTGCTGAATTATCTTTAAAAGATGTTGAGCGTCTTCTGGATGAATATCATTAATGGTGAGTAAACCACGATTGTCAATGTCTACATACATAGTATTATCTTTTTTTACGCCCTCCTACGGCTTTATGGTGATAATTTAACTTATACCGTTGCCGTAGTTTTTCCGCATATTCAGATGTTGCATCTTTGGGATCAACGAGAACTTGCGTCCGGGCGTCTATTCTTAACAATATCTTGTTTGATTCTAGCTGAACAGATTGCTGACAAAGAGCTGCAACTTCTTCCGGATCATCGTTCTCAAAAAGATTTATCTTTTCTCTTTTTTGAGTGGATGGGCTGGGGGAGTGAACAACTTTCATAGCTTACTATTATAATTCATTTAACAGCTCTTCAATAAATTCCTTTAAGTATTGAGGCATCTCCTTTGTTTCTATCTTCTCTTTTTCTTGGAATCTATAATAGTCACAGGCCGTTAAAATGATATTACGGGCAATAAATGAGTTTTGCATGATCTGTACTATAGCTGGTATGATATTGATAGGGGAACCGGTAATTACTGCCGGAGTGGCAACGAGAGAATCTTGCTCTTTATAAAAAAAACAAAGAGCACTCATATTATTTGATTTAATAATATTTGAAATTTCATTCATTGCGGAAGTTATACGTTTTTCTGTTTCTTCAAAGTTTTCCATGACGTTTACTTTTATGTTAATAATAGAAATAGTGGGTATTTGGGATTCGAACCCAGCCAACAGAGAAATGCTGAACACTCCGTTATGCTACCTTACACCATTACCCGTATGCCGGGAATTTCACCCGGCAAATCTTGTGTAACAAACCTAACCAGGGATTGGATACCCTACATGCCTCCTTAAGCACGTTTTTAATGATTAATAATGATAAACTTCTATTTCCTCATTTGAATATAGAAAATGTATAACTAAAATACCGGGTTTATCCCGGACGCATTCCTTGTGCGTAATTTGATTAAATAATATATGGTTGATTAATAGAAGTTTCCTGTCTTCTGACTCGATATTCAGTACGTGTTCTGCGAGAACGGCGTACTGTATATGTTGAGTCTGTAATGATCGTAATTTCTCCACCGATGAACAAGAAAAGTAGTATAACCGATACTTGTCTTCTAACAAAAGGGGATAAGTCAAAGCTTATATTGTGGTGCGTACAAAACCACCATGCTGAAATTTCGTTGATCTTATTTAGTCCTAATTTCTCTTTGACTTTACGAAGGGTGTTGTCTACGGTCCGTACGCTGATTTGTAGCAGTGAAGCTGTTTCTTTATATGAGCCTCCCCACGCAACACATTCGGCTATTTCGTTTTCCCGTTTTGCAAGTGTGACTTTTAAGTTCATAACTACATATCTTCAATGGTCCAACAGTCTGTTATATCATATTTTTTAAAGACTTCTGTAATTGCCGAGAATAGAGTTACAGAAATATCAATAATCCCGGCATTCAGTTTTTTTGAGAAGTACGATCGTGATGGGTTATTTAAAACCTGTGTCAAGTCTGATTTGAGCTTGTCTTTATCTTCTAAAGAGACTTGCAGATATCCTTTTTTAAACGAATAGCGTTTTTTCGCTATTGCGGATGTTCTAGTTTTGTTGTACATTTGTTGCAATAATTTTGAAATCACTGTGCAAATATAGAGAACTTTTCTCTATTTGCAAATGTTTTATGAGAACATTTCTAATAAAGTGGATATTTTATTGCGAATTGTTCTATAAATGAAAACAAATAATGGAGAATAGTTCTATTGCTAAAGAGACATTTATAGACCGACTTGAGTTTTTTATGAAAACTGAAGGATTGAATTCTAATAGCTTGACTGTCGCAGCAGGCCTTTCAAATGGTCTTATAGGTAAAGCTTTAAAGAATAGGTCATCTATGAATTCAGATAGTATAGAACGAATCTTGTGTGCTTACACAAACTTAAGTGCCGAATGGTTAATGACTGGTAAGGGTACTATGTATGTGAACGATCAGCCTGCGAAAGCATCCGATATTCCTAACAACTTGAATAGTGACAGTTTAGTCTTTTTTTTGCGTGATAAGAATAAGGAATTGGAATGTGAAAACAGGAGATTACTCGTAGAAAACGCATCTTTGAGAACAAGATTGGAATTACTGGATGATTCCAAAAATAAAACAGGATGACGATTATTAAAGGGGGAAAATTCCCTAAATAAATAGTGAGAAATAACAAGAGATAGAAACTTTAGAAACTAAGAAAATGTTTCGGTTCCGGTTACGTTTGTAGCCCGCTTACGAGGTAGATTTCTGATTATTAGTACTGAAAATAGTACGCCAGGAACCTCCAAAAGTAAGAAAGGATTAGAATGAAAATTTCTAATCCTTTTGTTTTTCAGCTACTTACGTCCTCTGTGGTGGAAGGATTGGAAGAAGAATTTTCATAATTTTCAGCTTTTGTTTTACAATTGTTTTACAGTAAAACGGAGAAAAATTGTAATGAAAGCTACGATTAAGATTGAGTTGCGCAAAGATTACGCAACCAAAGAAGGCAAACAAATGGTTTGTCTGCGTTACACTGCCTACCGCCGTTCTACTTTAATCAGTATGAACATAGCGGTATTACCTAAGCATTGGAATAAAGTATCGAATACGGTACGTGCTTCCGAACCTCGTTGTTACTACTACAACAAAGCCATCAGTGAAGTTTATCAGAAGGCAGACACGATTGTTATGGAGAATTTCTTTGCTCCGTTGCCTCTGCCCCAATTCTTAGAACGCCTTAAAGATAAGCATCACGGCAATACGGATTTCTATGTTTTCATAGAGAATGAGATAGAGCAGCTAAAGCAATCCCGGGCAGCCGGAACGATTTCTAACTATTACAAGTTAATCAATACCATGAAAGAATGGAAACCTACCCTTTCTTTTGGTGAGATTACTTTGGACTTTATCCAGCAGTTCCATAATCACGAACTGGAAGTTGGCAATATTCTTTCCACTGTTTATAAGAAGCACTCTAACTTGAAATTCCTGATTGGTATCGCTGTCGATAAGGAGAAGCTGGCAAAGAATCCCTATGAAAAATTTGAAATTAAAAAAAATATCAAGGCACAGAATAATGATGTACTGACAGAAGAAGAACTTAAAAGGCTACAAAGTGCATACGATAAGAAAGAATATAGTAAAGGAAAGCAAGAGGTATTAAGAGAGTTCTTGTTTAGCTGTTATACCAGCTTGTCATTTGCCGAGTTCTCCATCCTTACCTATTCGGACATCAAGCCGATTAAAGTTGATACTGGTGAAACTTACCTTATATTGTGTAATGAACGTACAAAGACCAGTGTAACCTACAAGATTCCTATTGTTTCGCCTGTAGTAGTAGCTTTGCTTGGGAATGGTGAACCATGCCAAAAGATTTTCCTACCTATATCCAATCAGCCGACAAACCGTTATTTGAAAGATATAATGGCTGATTTGAAAATAGACAAAACAATGACATTTCATCGGGCACGTCACTCTTTCCGGACGATTGCTGCCAAAAAAGGCATTCGTGACGGAATAGCAGAGCGAATTATGGGACATGCAGAAGGTAATGACATCAAGGATATTTACACACACTTGCATGATGAAGATATTGTGAAAGAAATGAGAGATAAGTGGATAATATAGGACTGGCGCATTTTCCGCACTTTCCGCATTTTTAGGATTAACAGTATGTAAATTAATGATTTGATAATGCGAGTAAAATGCGGATGAGATAAAGTTGACGAAGGAAGAAAATACCAATTACTTTTTTTCTTTTCGCCAGTATTTATCTCTCTGTCAATCTAAATAGGTTTAGTCCGTTTTGGATATAAAGATAAAAAATCATAGAACAAAGCTTATAAGCGATTGAAATTTTCTTAGTACTTTTGTAGAAAAGATTAGTTTATGAAAAACTTTAATCAAAAATATGCGGAACATCCAGAACTCTCTGTCTTTAAAGAGTTTTTTTTATCACATGGAAAGTATAAAGAGATAAAGAAGAAAGAATATTTGGTAGAACAAAGTTCTGTAGCTAAATATGTAGCATATGTCGTAGAGGGCTTTTTCAGATATACACGAATAGATAATAGGGGAAATGAGCATATTGTAGGTTATGTCTTTAAAGGTGAATATGTTGGTGACTATGCTTCTCTTATAAAGAAAGATATAACTTCTTTGGTTACAGTTCAGGCAGTAACTGATTGTAAAATATACTATGTACCATTAGAAGAAGTTAGAAAGTTTTTCAATACGAATGAAGATGCACAAATTGCAGGACGTGTTCTTGCGGAAGAGTTATTCATGGTGGCATACACACGTTTATTAGATTTTTATTGTAAAAACACAGAAGAACTATACATGGACTTAACTGAAAGATGCCCTGATTTTCAAGATTATATAACATTAAAAGAAATGGCTTCATTCCTACAGGTCACACCCGAAACAATTAGCCATATTCGAAATAGCATAAACAAGAAACATATCTGTTAA